AATTCTACTTTAGGAAATATCGGTGATTATGCTGTAAACACAGTACAAAAATCAAAGCCAATTGATCCACTAAATCAAGGTACATACTTTAAGAAAACCGTCAATAATGAATGGGTAAAATTAGGATCAACAGAATGGAGAAATTCTGTCCCTGCAGTTGAGGGCACTATTTCTAATCCTACATTAACCGGCGGTCATCAGTTCACAATGACAGTCAGCAATGGTAGCACTATGTTTGATGCGAGTATTACTGTTCCAGGAAGCCCATACAACACGGCACAAGGTGTTGCAACTACTATCAATAGTTTAGGTTTAGGTGATATCAATGCTAGTGTGATTAATGGCAAATTATGCATTTATTCAACAAGTAGTGATTCAAATACACGTATCCGCTTCTCTACTGGGGACAGCGTACTATCAGATTTAGGAATTCAAGACGGTGACACTTTATACTGGCAACCAGACGTAGTATATGGTAATTCTTCAAAGATGCCATTATGGACAGTTGGACAAGCTGTTCAGCGTCCTTCAGGTTCTGTATGGATTAAAACTAGCAGTTTAGGTAAAGGTGCTAGTTTATCTTTATCTAAATACAGCACTACTCTTGGCTCTTTTGCTTCAGTTGATGCACCATTATACTCAACACTTTTTGAAGCTACTAATGGATTAGATAGTTCAGGTGGTCAATATATACCTGCTAACACTACAATAGGTCACTATTCGTTCTTTAATAGTTTACCCGATAGTCCTGTGTACTTGTACAAGCGCAGAGTGACTGGACCAACAGTTGTAACTGGTACTGTAAAAAATCCTACATTTAGTTCAAGTGCTAGATTTTCAGTTGCAGTGACAATCCCAAATAACAGTAATTTAACACAAGCTATCGTTGTTACATTACCATCAGGATCTCCTGATGCAAGTGATTTTGTTACTGCTTGGACGGCTGCTAATATACCCAACACAACAGCAACGTTGACAACTGATGGATTTATTCAATTGTCTCACACTTTAGGCGGAGATATAGTTATTGATGTAAGCCAAACAGGATATTCTTCATCTGTGTTAACTAATGCAGGATTTTATGCCGATATCACTTCTGGTTGCTTAGTTGGATTTGATGAGCAAAGAGAATACTTGGTTAATCAAGATGCTACTACAGGTAGCGGTGCTAATGGTTCTTTCCGTATTTTAGTTAAAGGAAATAACTATCAAGTAACTTCAGTTTCTGGTGGGATAAACTATGCAGTTGGTGACTTTGTAACAATCAATGGTGCACACTTAGGTGGTCAGAATACTGTTAATAATCTTGTATTAAAAGTAGTTAGTGTTGATGGTAGTAACGCAGTTACCGGTGTTGCTTATTCGAGTGGTATGCCAAAGACTTCATATAGCACCGTTCTATCAAATTGGGAATTATTAACATATACATCTAGTACAGGTGCTCCAAACAAAGATCCAATCGACGGAACACATTGGTTCTATAGTACTGTAAATCAAGTTGATATTATGATAAATCAACAAGGTCAGTGGAAGGGTTATAAGAATGTAAATTATAATTCCGAAGGACATCCTATTATTACAGGTACCAATGGTACTGATCCAAATGGTCCTATCATTGCAGCAAATGCACCATCAACACAAAGTGATGGCACCGAGTTAGTATACGGTGATTTATGGATCGATTCAAATGATTTAGAAAATTATCCAGTGATCAGTCGTTGGCAATCGGTCAGTAATGTAGATCAGTGGGTACTTATAGATAACACAGATCAAGTTAGTTCTAATGGTATTGTTTTTGCAGACGCACGTTGGGCAACTGCTAATGATGTTGATCCAATTAGCGATGCTGTTCCTACTATTGGTTCATTGTTAATTAGTGATTACTTAGACTTAGATGCGCCTGATGCAGACTTATATCCACAGGGTACTTTATTGTTTAACACACGCCGTTCAGGTTACAATGTTAAACAATTTAGACAAAATTACTTTAATGGAATGAATTTTCCAGATCAATCATTACCTAATGTTACGAATGCATGGGTATCAGCCAGTGGATTAAAGGGTGATGGTTCAGCATACATGGGAAGAAAAGCACAACGTCATATGGTAGTACAAGCAATGAAAGCTGCTATTAGCACTAACATGTCAATACGTGAAGAAGAATCCTTCTTTAACTTAATTGCTGCTCCTAACTATCCTGAGTTGCAACCTGATATGATTGCATTAAACAATGAAAGAAATAACACTGCATATATCATCGGTGACACTCCATTGCGCTTAAATGATCAGGCTACTAACTTGACCAATTGGGCAAACAACGTTGCTAATGCTGATTCTACTGGTGAAGATGGTTTAGTAGGTCGTAATGAATACTTAGGTATCTTCTATCCAAGTGGTATTTCAACAGACTTAACCGGAGCTAGTGTAGTTGTTCCTGCTAGTCATATGATGTTGCGTACTTTCATACGTAATGATCAAATTGCTTATCCTTGGTTAGCTGCTGCTGGTACACGTCGTGGTAACGTTGACAATGCAACTAACATTGGTTACTTAGACGGAAATACTGGTGAGTTCCAAGTTATTAAGAATCGTGTTGGTATTCGTGATGTTCTTTATACTCACCAAATCAATCCAATCGCTTTCTTTACAAATGTAGGTCTTTTAAACTATGGTAATAAGAATAGCAAAGACACACAAAGTTCAATGGATAGAACAAACGTAGCACGTTTGGTAGCTTATATTCGTGAACGTTTGCAAGTAGTTGCTCGTCCGTTCATTTTTGAACCTAACGATGCATTAACAAGAAGCCAATTAACATCAGTGGTACAAACATTGTTTGTTGATTTAGTTTCTAAACGTGGATTGTACGATTTCTTGGTAGTCTGCGATAACAGTAATAACACGCCAGATCGTGTTGATAGAAACGAATTATGGATAGACATTGCTATTGAACCAGTTAAAGCAGCAGAATTTATCTATATTCCGGTTCGCATATTGAAAACAGGTGATATAGCCAAATTAAGCTAAATTATCAATGATAAATATTATTAAGGAGAATTAAAAAATGGCAACAGCATCACAATCACTGTTCAATATGACCGTCGCAGGGGATGGCTCAACTAATTCCCAAGGTTTATTGATGCCTAAACTACAGTATCGTTTTAGGGCACTATTTATAAACTTTGGTTTAGGTGGAGCCACACAGGAGCTAACTAAACAGGTAATGGATATTTCTAGACCAAGCGTTTCATTCGCTGAAATACCAGTTGATATCTATAACAGTAAGTTATATTTGGCTGGTAAACACGAATGGCAAACTACTGCAATCAACTTACGAGATGATGCAGGTGGAAACATCTCCAAACTAGTAGGACAACAATTACAGAAACAAATGGACTTTGTTGAACAAGCTAGTGCGGCTACTGGACAAGACTATAAATTTCAATTAAACTACGAAGTACTAGATGGTGGCAATGGAACAATGACACCTAACGTATTAGAAACATGGGAATTATATGGTTGTTTCTTAACTAGTGTAAACTACAATAACTTAAACTATGGTTCAAGCGAAATGGCTACTATTAGTTTAACAGTACGATTTGACAACGCTATTCAATCACCATTGTCATCTGGTGTTGGTGTACAAGTTGGTCGTGCATTCGGTGGAGCAACAGTAACAGGTATCGGTAGTTCAGGCGGCAGATAATAAATGGCGGGGCTATTTAATACTATCTTTGGCCAGTCACCTGGAGAATTTTTAGGTGATGTAGCCAAGGGATTTTTTGGTAATGAATATCTCCGCGACTATCAACACGCAAGCAAAACATTTAGGACCGGTAACTATGGTTACAGTCCTAAATTTAAATTCTTATTTCACGTATATTTCGACATCAACGAGTACTATGTAGGTACTACTAATCTGTTCCCTCAGGATAAAAACTTTGGTCTTGCAGTAAAAACTATTCAATTACCTGACTATACATTTGATACTCATGTAATGAATCAATATAACAGAAAAAGAATTGTTCAAACAAAAATAAAATACAATGATGTTAATATATCATTTCATGATGATAATGCTAACTTAGTTAGAAAAATGTGGTATGCATATTACACTTATTACTATAAAGATGCAGTAAAAAAAGTTAATAATAATTCCACGTATGATCAGTATTCTGAAATTCCTCAAGCTAACGGATCTACCTTCAGCTATAACAAGCGAAACATCTACGATCCTTCATTAGAAGGGGTAGATGATTGGGGTTATATTGGAGAAGGCACCGCAGATTCAAATTTAGGCACTGCGGCTACGAATATAGGAAACATCAAGGTACCCTTCTTCAATTCTATTAAGATATTTGGATTCAATCAGCACAATTTCGCTATGTATGAATTAATAAATCCAACAATTACGTCATTTAAACATGATACATATGATTATTCTTCATCTAATGGTACAATGGAAAATACAATGACGGTGGGATATGAAACAGTGAAATACTATGAAGGTGCAGTAAATGGTAAAGCTATTACTGATGGTACCGGAGACAAGAATGCACTAGGATTTGGCTCCCGTGAACATTATGATATTACTACTAGCCCTCTTATGAGACCAGGTGCAAATCAAACAATATTGGGTCAAGGTGGTTTAATATCAGCAGCAGACGGTGTGATGAATGACTTAGAGCATGGTAATTATTTACGTGCTATACAGACAGCTGGAAGAACCGCAAACACATTTAAAAATGGCGGAATAAAGAATGCAATAATGGGAGATATAAATAACACAGTGACCGATGTTCTAAGAGGTACTCCTAATAGAAATAATTCTTTTAGTTTCCCCTCTGTTTCGTCCTCACCTGCAGCAGCTTCATCGAACCAGCAAGTCGCAGTGATAAGTTCTCCACCTGCAGTGAGTCCTCCGGCAGGTTTTGCATAATAATAACGGACTAATTTAATGGCTATTACAATAGATCAACCACAAACTCAACTAGATACCACGGTTAAAATTTTTAATCAGTTTTATAATACTGAACTAGTAGTAAATTCAGCAGAATATGAAATTGTTTATAGTTATTTTAAGGATGTGTCGAAAAGTATTAACATAGCAAAAAATTTCACTATTTTCTTATTTAGAATAGCTAATTTTACGAATAAACCAGTACTAGAGTTACTTGATTATATTTCTGGAAAATCCACATTGGAAGCCAATGCTCTTATGGTATATTATCTAAACAGCATAAAATCAAAAACAGCTTTATACGGTGTTGGTTCAGTACCTCAACCCAATCAATCAATCTTACGTAATGTAGTGGTATAATGCCTAACTATGCACAGGGTATATTTGAAGTAACTAATCCTGACAAATATATAGGTAAGGGTAAACCTAGATACAGATCAGGATGGGAGTGGCAATTTATGAAATTTTGTGACAACAATAAGAATGTACTTAAGTGGGCAAGTGAATCCATCAGAATACCATACAAACATCCACTAACTGGAAAAATCACAACATATGTACCAGACTTTTTTGTAGTATATCAAAACAAGTTCGGTAATCAAGTTGCAGAAGTAGTAGAAATAAAGCCCAAAAAACAAAGTCTGATAGAAAGCAAAACTGCTAGTGCCAAAGACAGAATGGTAGTAGCTATCAATCATGCAAAATGGCAAGCAGCAAATGCTTATTGCAAACATCATGGATTTACCTTTAGAGTAATAACTGAACAAGAATTGTTTCACAACGGTAAAAAATAGTAATAAATACTACTATTACAGGATAGTAGTATGACCAATAACAAGAAATTAAGCGAACTATTTGATCTCCCGATTGACGATGAGGCACCGTTAGTCGATGAACCATTACCTGATAACTCACATGACATGATGCAAAATTCATTATCTAATTTGGAAAAGATAGAAAATGCACTTCCTCAGGTTCGTGGACTAGATGCCAGTGATATGGAAATGGATCACTTAGCTAAGTTAGCAGAGGATAGCTTTAATGACTTAAGTAATTTGGGTATGCAAGTTGATAGTAGGTTCTCAAGCGAGA